GTTTCCCAGTCACGATCCACGAGTTAGACCCCCCTTTTGATCGAGGCGTGACGTGTTCCAAGGTGATCTCACACGGCTCTAAGTAGTTTTCACAAACAAAGCAGGTCTTGCTTTGAAAGAGCCACAACAAATACTTTTTTCCCAAAGGACTTAGAGACAGGCACGTCTGTCCCTTCCTGATTCTCTCTTTAACTAGTTTTTGTACGGGCCAAGGCTGATGGTAGTTGCTACAAAACCTCATTTAAACTCCTGTAATCCGAGTTTTGTGTAGATTTTCGACCGCTTGGTAGCTAGGGCTTTATTATAAGGGGTATCGGGATACAGGTCAACTACTAAAATGGGCTTCTTGCCTGATTTTTCCCTAACAATTCTCCCCACAATTTGCTCTACATCTCCCATTGGGGTCGCTAGAAACAGTGTATCTAAATCTGATATATCTGATCCTTCTCCAATCTTACCTCTGGTCCCAAAAATAACTTGGGCCTTTTTTGCTCTATCCCTATCGTTCTTAGACATTGTTCCCATATATAGGGCGGAATTTTTCGTCCTCTTTTGCAAGAACCGTAGCTGCTCTGTTCTTTCTGAGACCACTAAAATTTTACGTCCTGCCTGTCGGCACTTAGATATCTCTTTCAGTAGTCGGTCATTGTGCGTTCCGTCCTTGGAAATATCTGTGACGTACTTCGAATGGTTAAGGTTGTGGCTACCCCACATCTTATATCGCTTATCTGTGAACGATCCTTTGAATGACCGACAATAGTAGCTGCCTGAGAAAGTTTTCTCTAGCTTATGCAAGATGGGACCAATCGACCAATCCCAAATAATCTCCAAGTTGTCTGATCGTCTCCAAGTCGCTGAGACTCCAAACTTGTAACGGGAATTGAAGTTATTCACTACCTTGAGAAAAGTTCTTGCGGGTACTCGGTGGCCCTCGTCCGTCACCACCATGCCGAACTCTTTCCAGAACTTGGCTGGAAGCTGGTTTAGGCGGCTGTACAACGTTTGCATGATTCCCACAGTGATCGGGGAGGAGTGTTGCCATTTGTCTTGCTGGATGATTCCGGCTTCAACACCGAAATGTTCCTTGGCCGTTTCCCTCCACTGGTCAATTAGATCCTCTTTGTGAACCAAAATAAGCGTTTTGGTTTTCAGCCTGCTGGCGATATCGCAGGTCATCAGAGTCTTCCCTGAGCCCATGTAAGCCTCTAAGCGGCCCCCATAATGCTGCTGTAGGCCCTGTGTGCAAGCGAGGATTGATTCTAGCTGGCCCTCTCGGTAATCCCCTCTGAAACTACCCCAATCGGCTTTGCGGTTGTTAGGGAGGCTCACAGAGTGTCCCTGAGTCAGGGCCCATTGACGAGGGATTAACCAATTATCGTCATCTTCCTCCCAACAATCCACTACTTTAGTGTTGGCGTAGGATTCCCCGGTAGCCCTGAGGGCCTTTTTGAGGAATTTTTCGTCTATTTGGTCTTTAGGTATTTTGACTAAACCGTGCATATCTCTCTAGCCTCTTTCAGGGCTCGGTGTCCAGCAAAGTGTACCGCTTGGCGGCTTTTGCCCGATTCTCTGGCATATTCGGACCAAGTTTTGCCAACCATGACCGTGTTAACTAAGATATCCCTAGATGGCAGGGACAGTTGACTCAAGATGTATTGAACTTGATCTACGTTCTCCAATTGCTGATCATGTGGAAGTTCTTCTGATTCCATAAATCCTAACTTATCGGGATCGTCGGTGGATAGGCTCAGCACTTTAACGCTGTGGGGCTTGTGGGCATCTCGTCTCTCAAGCATATACTTGGGCAAGTATCTGACAATGACAGATACGAACCATCCCCAAAACCCATATTCTTTCTTACATGACCCAGAATACCGCAGTACCCGCATAACCACATTCTGTGCGAAGTCATCCTGCTCACCCACCAACGATTTATTATGGGAGGCCGCGCAGATGTCTCTGATGAAAGCCTTTATGGCGTACTTCCTTATCGCGGTGAAAAAGTCACTTGCATCTGGTGAATTGGGGTCACTCAAATACTGTTGAAAATCTTCGTAAGTCACAGATTTAAGTAGCATCCAGACCTCCGAGAAGTTCTCGAATAGTCTCAAGATGTTTCTTGACCTGCCTCAGGGAAATACCCAATTTTTCCTTAAGCTCTTTTTGAGTCAAGCCCAAGCCAAATCGGTAACGCATGACTCTCTTTTCAATATCGGACAGGCACAGAGAACCCATAACTTTATCAACTTCTTCGGTGTCGTCGATGACCTGAAATTGTTTTCCCTTGTCCTCAATGGCCTTTAAAGTGAGTGCTGAAAGACCTCCGCAGAGTTTCTCACGCTGTCTCTGCATCTCAGGGTGACGGGCCCCCTTCAGGTAATTTGTTTTCTTCTCAAAAAACTTGAATGCAGATATCACTGCCCCGTGAGGCTTCACACCTTTCTCCAAAATTTTGGGAACGTTGTTCCAGAAAATCAAAAAGAACTCCTGAGTAAAGTCCTCGGCCTCTGTGTGAACATCCTCGTATTTACGGTTTAGAACCTTCGCCCTCTCTCTGAAAGAAGAGTACACGTAATGTTTGAACTGAGAGAAATATTGATTAGATATCTCACTAGAGGGATTATTGTAAATATCCCTCAGCTGCTCTGTGGTGATCTCTGTGAATTTAATCATTTTGCTTGTCCCCAGTTTTCCACGATCTGTCCTTCTGCCCTAATGGGCATTTTTAAGTTAACTGCGTTTTCCATCTCGTATTGTACATCAAGAGGTATCTTCTTGTCAAGGTCTTTTCTGAACTCTACAACTATTTCATCGTGAACAACATTAACTATTTTCACGGAATTCAGCCATATTTTTTCTTTCATCCACTTTTTTCTCAAGTTGGAGGCTACTAGTTGGATCAAAGATGCGGGGGCCGATTGTACAGGAAAGTTGACCAACTGGTTAATACAGTGTTTCCTGTGTGAGTCCACCTCGGCCTTGGTGAGTTTCCTGCGCCTGTTGAACATGTTGCGGACCTCTCTAGTGGTGTCCACAATTCTCTCAATCTTTCGGTGGTAGGCTTTAGTTTCAGGATGAACTCTGAAAAAACCCTCAATAATGTCTTCCCACTGATCTACAGACGCTTTGGGGTTATTTATGTGCATGGTCCATGCTGTGGCGTTGAAGATTAACGCAAAGTTTGCCGCCTTAGCCAGCTGTCGGTCGCCACCCAAAGCAGGGATATCGTTAGATAGGTCCGTGTGCAAGTCTAAACCGTGCCAGAAACCTCTCACTTTGCCAGACATTGCTTTCTCATCCTCGGCTATGCCGCATTCTGGACAAGAGTGCTGAATATCAAATGATGAGCCCTTGGAGTTACAGGCCGTACAAACCCACTTACGATAAGCGTCCAAGAACACTCGGTCGTTGTAAACGAGACCGGCGAATCTCAATTCAATTTGAGAGAAGTCAGAAACGTACAAAGACCATCCCGGTTGTGGAACAAACGCCTCACGTATTTTGATCTTAGTGAAAGGATTGTTTTTGTCGTCATAGTCTCCGAGAAAAGTTGGGATGGTTTGCAGAGGGTAGTTTCTGGCACTCATTCTCCCAGTGGACGTAACAAAGTTGGAACTGCCGTGTATTCTTTTGCTAGTATTGTTTGCTACTTGAGTTATAGCGGGCTCCAGATACGTACTAATTTGCTTCTCACAAGTTCGGTGGTAACTAATTAGCTTGCACACTGGATAACGTTTGGCCAATTTTTCAATCGCCTTGTCATTAGTAGAGTAGTGTTTGTAAGTAAGGTGGCCCCCTTTATTCTTCACTTCTTTGCCCTTATCGGTTAAGGGAAGATTAGGGGCCGTGTAGCCAAGATCAGCATAAAGTCTCTTAGCCAAAGCTGGGGGGCTGGACAGATTGACCCTGCCCACTTTATCCATGATCTGCTGACCTACAGAGTCCCGAATCTCGGACAGCTGGTTGTAGTGTTCCAAACACTTGTCAACATCATAGCCCATTCCGGCCATGTCTATGTCAACGAAGGTGTTACTGGCTGGCATTAAAATCTTAGTGAAGTAGTCCCAAAAACCCTCGTCCTTTAGCCTAGGCACCAGATGCAACCATAGTTTTAGTTGCCAATAAGAGTCGTCGGCCCCGTACTTGTGAAACCTTGGGGTGTCCAAGTTTTTACCCCCATCAGAGGCTGTCAAGTAATCAACCATGGTGTGATTGAAAAGCTTCTTAACTATCAATTTCAGTCCGGTCATATTCTCCCGTTCACCGTCATTGAGTACGTTATAAGCAACCACGGAGTCTCGGAAATGTTTCGGATACTCCTCAGGTTGGAGTGCCACGGATTTATCGATAGCCAAGGTGATTAAATCGTATTTACCGTTGTGGGCGGTTGCTTCTATTTGAGGAAATAACTCACGAACTATCCAAGCAACCTGCTCAAGATCTGTTTCATAGAAAGCTCTAACAGATTTGTCATCCATTTGAGTTCCAAATGAACATCCGTGTAAACGAAAGCCGGGTCGTCTCCAAGACAAATCACCAAGATGCTCAGTATCAAAAGAAAACAAGCCACATTTCATGGCTTGTTCGACAAAACGTTTGGATCTATCTGAAATCATATCTCTTTGTGCCAGTAGACGACATCGTGACCTGCCCACTTATCCTCGGGCTCCATAACTTTGAACCCGCAGCTAATTAGGGAATTCATAGACTTCACGTTGTCGTAGGTTGTGTAACTAAATACTTCGGTCACATTCAACTCTTTACAGAATTGTAACCTTTTCTTTATCATACGTTTTTGAAAACCAGCCCCTTGGTGTGCAGACAATACTCCAGATAAGCAGAGGAAAGCTGACCCCTCATTTTGAGGCTCGGAACAGATGTAAACACCTGTTAATCCGATAGGCTCACCATCTACGTAAGCCAACCACCAGTGGTTGTTGGGATGGTAAGTACGACAGAAAGCGCCACACTCGTTATCGAAAATCCTTTCCTTAAGATTTAGGATATGAATGTATTGCTCGTCTGTCGATACCTTTACCAATCTCATAGCTACCTCTTTAGAAAGGTGCTTCTTCATCGCCTACATTTGCGTAGTCGATCTGAGGGCCGGTTTCGTCAGATTCCTCGGACGATCCTGTGCCAGTGTTGAAATGGCTCATGCACTGCTCATAGCGTGACATGATTTTGCCAGCATCGCACAGAACAAGAGATTCAAGCTCCTCTTGAGAAAAAGGCTTGAGAACTTTGTCGTCAAAATCACTCAAATCCCTTTGATTGAAATAGGCAAACGAGTCTCCGCATCGCGGGGCCTTGTCTTTGTCTGAGCGTGAAAACTCAAAACAGATTCCCGCCCGGTTAGTTTCCCCTGCCTCCCTACGAGTGCTAAATTGTTTTTGAATGGCCTCTTGTGAACCACTTTTTACTACCAAAGCTTTTCGAGAGTAGGGAATGATCGTCCCCTTTTTATCGCCTTTGGTAATCTCGTAGGGTCTCAAGTCAATGATTGGATAGATCCAGATAGGTTTCTTTGCAAACCTGCTGGCGCAGTCTGCTGGAATCTCCGCATTAAACTTGCAGAATGGACAAGTCTCTTTGGTCAATGCCTTAATGCAGGCCATGTCCCATGGGGAGTCAAACTTGGGTCCACCGTAAATATTGTGAACATAGCACTTACTGGGCGGCTCTTCGTTAATGAAAACAACTTTGGCTGATTCTCCCTTGTTGAGACCAAAAGTAAATACTCTGGTCCCAAAATCTTGTGTTTGTGGCTTGTCTTCTTCAGTTACGTCAAAAGTCTTTTCAAATAGTGACATATTTTTCTTTCTCTTTGTTTAGTGGTGGGAAACTTAAATGTCCCAGTAATTGGCTAAAGCGGTGTTCAGTGTACCCACTTCTCCTACAGTCAATGCTTCATCAAAAACTATCACATGGGCTACCAACCCCTCGAAAGTATTCGCTCCATCATGTCTAGCCCCGACAGTTAACCCGGATAGGGTTTGATTTCCGGGGTCGTTACTAATAATTGCTACTCCGTCTAGATAGAGATCCGAACTAGCTCCATCGAATACAGCTATCAGTACGTGAGGGTCCAAATCTGAGTTGGTGGCGGATAGACGAGCCGTCCCGGCGAAAATCCCCCACGGGTTGCCTCCTGAGCCCGATATAAATATTGATTGCCTACTGCCAGAGGCATTAGAGTCCACTATGTTGGAGGCTGAGCCATTAGAATCGGCCTCCATCACCACAGCTATTGTGGTTGGCTGGGCCTGAGAAACAGATGCCGCAATTAACTCGTCAGTCAAACCGTCAAAGTCAATCACATTCTTACCAAACAAGGTTCTGGTGCCTGTACTAGGTTTTGCCCCAGCTGTTGGGTTTGAAAGAATCTCCCCGCCAATCTGGTCTTCCCAAGAAAGCGTATCGCCAGATTCACTGATGTACAGCAAATTGTTACTTGCATCCCAATGATGTACAGCGGAACCGAAGTCACTTGCGTTAAAGAAGTCAGTGATGCGAGTTCGGGGGCCGGACCCATCTATAGTGTCGTAGTAGGTGATAATATTGTTACCGTTGCTATTAATGATCTCAGGTATATCTGATCTGTTTGCTGCCAAAGATATTGGACCAGCAAAGAAACAATTAGAGCTGCCCTTGGTGAGATCATCAATACGAATGTTCGGCGTATTAGCTGGGGCGGCTGAATTGTCAATCAAGTTATCATGGCCGTAAACGCCCCTGATATCTCTACAAACAATGCCGTAGCTATCGCAGTCACCGAAATTGCCGTAGCAGTAACAATCTGCGAAATCAGCATCTTGAAGGGATGCCCAACCTGCCCAAGTAGCTGGATTTGTCTGCAAGAAATAATCTACTACCTGAGATGAACCTGTTACGTTATCGCCAACATTGTTGTACGTATGGCAACGGGCAATACACTGCGCGTGTTCAAACGCCTCATCCGTGGCGTGTGTAACCCAATTCTCCCTGAAGGTGATATCAGTGCCGTAGGTTTCCATAATTGCTTCGTTACCAGCACCGGCACCTGTTTGCTTAGTGACCAAGTTGTGGTGTACGTCTACTTGACGACAAGCCACTCCTATGTTTCCTGCGTCATAGTTCAAATCAATTACTCGGAACCCAGCACCTGTGTCGTCGTGCAACAACTCGTTGTAACCTATCTCGGCGTCCTCAATATGTCTGAAAAAGAGAGGCTCTTGGGAGGTTGTGTCAATATCGTTGTTATTGACTTGCACGTTTGACCATTGATCGATGGGAGCAGCACCCAGTGCGGTTTGATCAATAAAATTGAGGGCACCTCGCCACAAATTATTGTTTGCCGTCACAGCACTTAGTGGGGCGTTACCTGCGAACAAAAAACCCCTTGGCTGTGCAGTGGCTCCCACAAAATCAACATCATTGTGTTCGAAAACAAGTGTGGCTTCCGTACCATTGTACGAGTTATCAAACACCACTAATTGTGAATCACCTTGCCAATCATTTACTGACTGATCGAAAACACAATTACGGATCGAGATACTTACGTCGTTGGCGGCAGCTGGGAAAACCCTGACAACTCTGGTGCAATTTAGCCCGCTGAACAAAGTGTTGTGGATATTAAAACCGCCCCTCTCAGCTCGAAACACTTGTGTTATTAAATTAGTGGATCGGAACTCACATCTGTCTATTTCGATATCCGTGGCCAGATCGTTCTCGATACAAGTGGTAGGGTCACCCGAGAAAAGGCAATCAAAAAACCTGACGTAATATGTTCCACCGGAGTCAGTAAAGTTTGCATTCACGCCCGTGGTGCCTGTGAAATCTCTGCCTGATATAACGTAAGGGTCATTTACTGTGCCGTCACCACTACTGGATGCGGCAATCACTCCAGCCTCTGAACCAAACACTAGGTTGCTTTGCGAGATTAAAGCGCCACCGTCAAGACCAGCTACTTCACCTGTTTCCAATCCAATGTCTTCACCGGCTTGGTTACCTGCTGCGTCTCTGATGGATTGAGCTGTTTTTGTCAGCCTGTAACTGTTTCTAGCCAAATTCACCAGTGACACTGAACTTGACTGAGCAGCGTGCCAATTTTGCAGCTCCTCATGATCCTCGAACAGAGTACTACCAACTCCCCCACCGGGATTGCCAAGATTGTGACTGGGGACTAATCCCAAAATATGGTCGTGCATTTATACTGCCCTTTTCCACTCTGAGAGGACCAAGAACTTAATCCCCAAAAACCTGTAAACTGTTTTTCTTTCTTCCCAAATCTCTGGTTCTCTTATCGTATCTTCTTCTGGCACCCTAGCGTAGGACACCACTTGACTCATATTCCTGCAACCGTCGCCAACGCAAATAACCTCTCCGTCCTTAATGTTGTCCGACATACGACTTTGAGCGGAACACCACTGATACACATGCCCGTCGTACTTACTCCTGAAGGGCCTACTGGGCCAAACAATTAGCTTTTCAACAGAGCCGTCTGAAAAAGTAACGTCATAGGCAAGTCCGCTGACATCAAAACTCTTGGTGCTGGCAACATCCCCCATGGTCTTGCTGAAAAGTTTCATAGTAATCCTTCAAACAGAAAGTTTAACTCGTCCTCGGCCATTTCTCCAAGATCTTTGTCCGTATCCCATTTTACGGTGTTGTAAAGATAGGTCAAGTGCTTTAATTTACTCTTTGCCTTATTTTCCCCACTTCTCCCGGCCTTGTCTTGGTCGTAGAAAGAAAATAAGGGAACGTCGTATTTTAGTAGCCTACTTGCGTGGGTATCGGAAAAATTCTTGGAGAAAGTACAAACAAGTTGGATGCCATGGTTCAGTGCCACCGGCCAAGCGTTAAGTACATCTATGAACCCCTCGACAAAACCGATAGCTCTTGGGTTGTCTAATTCGAACTCTCCCCCCAAAACCTCGCCAGTCTCAACATCGAAGTAATTGTAATACGGCAGGTATGGCTTGTCGTGTACCGATCTACCCACTGCGCCCACGAAATGCTCACTCGACACTCGAATTGGGAAAACTACCCGATCATTTGCTGCGTCGTATCTAACGTCATATCTCTGACAGTTTTCAATTGGTATTTTTCTTCTCTTTTCAAAGTACCATGTTGCAGTATGGGATTTACTGACGGGTTTCCAGTGATTGATAGAGTCCAAATGTATCTCAGGTAGTACTACCTCTTGCGTGGACCGTTCCTTGGCATTAAGCAAACCCAACAGGTACTGGGAACTATCCTCTGCGTCGTCAGCCCACGTCAACCACAGGGGATTGTTTGTCTTGGTTCCCACCTCTTTTGCCAAGTCGTGGAAATAGCCATTGGCCCCACAACCGAAACAATAGTAACGTGTAGTCTCTAAGTGTATTCCACATGAGGGTCTCCGGTCCCCTTTTTTCTCGTGCGTCCATGGAGATAATGGACAAGAAATGTTGGCCCAACCTTTCTTGCTCAGCTTGTAATCAATACCCAGTGAAGATAAGGCTTGCTCGATCATGCTTCCTCTATCCTGTTTTTGGCAATCTCAAAATATTTTTCATCTAGTTCTATGCCGATGAAATTTCGGTTTAAGTTTTTACAAGCTACTCCTGTCGTTCCGCTTCCCATTGCAAAATCTAAAACCGTCTCGCTTTCGTTGGTGTAGGTCTTGATTAGGTATTCCATTAGTGCAACTGGTTTTTGGGTTGGGTGGTGACCCCTACCATCGCGGCAGTTGAACCTTATCTGACTGGTCGGGTGCTTGTAGTCGTATGTCTTCCCGACCTCTCCGAAGGCTTTTGCTGCTTCTGTTTCTGCTATAGGTATTGCCCTACTTTGCTTATTCCCACCTTTTTTTATTGGTTTATCACGCTTCACCATTTGCGGGTAGTACGCGGGCTGCTTCCCGGTCTTAGTAAAAACAACCACGTCCTCATGGTCTTTTAGCGGCTGTCTTTTAGCTTGCACAAAATTAGCAGCAAAGCACTTATCCCACACCCAACAAAATGCGAAGCCTTTCATATTGCTGGCTATAAGAGTAGTGGTGAACGGCTGTGATGCTGTCATCACAATAGCCCCATTAGATTTAATAACACGATTCAATTGCTCCCACATCGGCTCAAGAGGGATAATGCTATCCCACTTACAAGCGGTAGTGCCATACGGAGGGTCCGTTAGAACCATATCCACAGACTTATCTGCGATTTCTTTCATTCGTTCTAGGCAATCGCCAAGCATAAGTTTCATTTCAATACTCCAATCCCTCAATATCGAAATCGTCTTTTACTTCGTCAAAGTTGAATGTTTCCGTGTCCCAGTGTATTTGAAATTTGGGGAGCCCATCATTCTCGGCCTTAATCGAGGCGTACTGACGAGCTTTGGGCAATAGGATCTCCCGCTTACGCATGACCTCTAAGTCGGCATTACTGTTCAACAGTAGCAGGTCGTCTGCTGCCAGTGACCACTCTTTACCATATCGAATATTATACTGGTGGTCCTCACGACCCATCTTTTTCTTAACGTCGGCATTCTGCTGAGTAGTGACAATCCAAGGAATACCTGAGTAAATTGCTTCGCTCTGCAAATCCTTAATAATGTCTACGGTTTGTTCCCAGTTGCTACCTTTTGACCTTGACTCAAATAGATACCCTCCATCGACAATCATAAGATCGGGTTTGTACCTAGAGCAGATCGAGGCTACATCATGTACTGTGGTCGCTTCTCTTTTGTCGAAAATGCGGATATCGTTTGTTTTGTTCTCAAAGTCTTGTTGACCCTTAATCAACCATCGTGAATAGGAGTGAGTATCTAGGTCGCTGTCTCTCAGGTCTTTAAAGGGCAGGTGATGGTACACCGAGTCAATACGCTCGGCGATTGGCCCTTTGGGCATTTCCAAAGTACCAAGGCAAACTGTCTGACCAAGGTTGTAATAAAACGACGCTAGGATACAGGACAACCAAGACTTACCTTTATTAGTCTTGGCTGCAATGACTGTGAGGCCACCCATGCTGAACCCACCTGCGACCTGATTGTAATAGTTCCAAGGGGAGGGCAAGTAGTTCTTCAGTTCACCCGATCTTACTTTATCATACTTCTCAACCCGCTCAGAGAATTGCTCACGGTAAGAGTGGGCATTTTTCTGCACAACTCTGAGATCTTGCAACTCTTTCGTGATCTCAAGAGCCTCATCCATATCCTTATTGTTTTTGGCTTTAATGGCCCGCTCTAGGATGGAATTAAACCGGATGCCTTCACGACGCTTAATAAGCTGGTCACAGGCATACTGGAGAGGATCTGGCTCACCTGAAAAGGTTAAGCCTTGGTCATTCAATTGCTGCTCTTTCGGCCACTCTTCATATCGATCAACATAATCTAGCAACCAATTCAAGTGCTCTTGGTGATTGAGCACCAAATCATCCACTTGTAGTCCTGAAGCTTTGAACGTACCCAAATCCTCAGAACTCCACAGTGCGTGGAGAAATCGTTTATCAATATCTGACATCTATTATCTCTTTAGTCTGAAGTTCTGTCCTCGAACTTCTAGAAAATCGTATTCTTGCATGATCCCGTGTAGAGACGGGGCGTTTTCTTCTAGTTGAGAAGGCAAATAGTTTGAGGTGATGATAGTACTGAGTTGTTTGTCCATTCGTCTGCGAACTAAATCCTCAAACACATCAATTTTCCATGAGCTACTTTTTCTCAGATCTAAGGTCATCTCGTCAATGACCAGCAACTTAACGCTTTGAATCCTTTCCATCAAAGTTGTATCGTCATCAAATTGGTAATCCCCAAGTACAGCGTCAATTAATTGATTGTGGGTAATCCAGTACGCCTGTACAATGCCTCGCTTGATGGCCGCTTTGATTATGATGGCGGCACACGCGGACTTACCAGCCCCGTAAGGTCCGTATAGATACAGGCTTCGCCCTGAGCAAAAGTTCTGAATATTTTCACAAGCACCTTGAATCGTCCTCTTGTACAGGAAACGATCACCTTCATCTGGGATTGCAGATAAAACACTGTCCCAGTGGTTCTTAGGTAAATTCACATGCTTTAAGTATCGTGCAACTTCTGGGTCCATTACTCGTTGTCAAATCCTTTTCCGATATATCTGTCCGTGATATTTGTAGACTGGATGCCTGATCTTGACAAATTTACTAAAGTCGGCCAAACGGACTTGCTTAGAAGGGCGCGGTACATTCCTTTATGCTTGGGCACGTACTTGCCCAGTTTTTGCCAGTTTCGGTTGGCGAACTCAATAGTACCTTTCGCCTCTTCTAAAGTCAAGTCATTAAGTATTAGTTTGGCCAATTTTTTGTAAATTGTGTGGTGACCATGGCCCGATCTGAAGTCAGGGGGCGTCTCTCCTAAAATTTTAGGCAAGTGTTCCAAGAACTTACTGATATCTGTTTCCTCAGATACGAACACAGAGGGAGTGGTAACTGTTTTGCCGGGCTTCTGGTTTGACAACATGTACCAAACCATTCCGCCATCTTGTATGGTCCCTAAATCTACAGACCACCCCCCATCAATTCGGCGGTACTCGATTAATCCCATGTCCCTGTAAGATTGCAACAGGGATTCATCTATTGCATCGTCCGTGTAGATTCCGAGCTTGCCTTCCTCTTTTTTTAGTCGAGACTCATACTCCCCCAAAACCACTTTAATTAGAATGGAGTTAAACAGAGTCATCTCCTCTGGATAATCTCTCAAGTGTTTGGCCAGCTCTCTGTGTATCATGCTGTCACTATCGCTGTAAGTTGGATGTTGCAAATTTCTAGGTAGTAACCGTTAGGATCACTAGGTAAGCTGATCCACTGGAAAGACACGGGGCTGTCCCGGCCTGTAAAACTTACCGAATAGGTGCCATCTGTGAGTACGCTGGTTGAACCTAGCGCACCCATGGAGTCGAACACGTTTAAGGTGGTTGTTATCGGGGTACTTCCCGTAACGTACTCAGCATCAAAAGATACAGTGTAAAGGGCATCTCCGCTGGAATCAATATCACCTTGAGCTAGTAACGTAGTAATTCCTCCGACTGCTCCGGCCTCAAAGAAATGCCAAAAGCAATTATCAGAAATATCTGATTGATGAGTACCTAGAACAATACCACCTGTGGTTGTCCAGATGGAGGCAGTATTATCAGTGTTGCCTGAGTCTCCATTGGCACAGAAATCTTGAATAAGATTGCCGGATTGATACAAGGTGGAGCCTATGTCCTCCATAGACATCACACCTAGGGTCATGGTCATCCCTATTGGGTCAGCAGTGTAACTGTATCGAATACTGTGAACAACCCCTTTGATTGTTCTTGTTGGGCTGTCCTCCCTGTCTGGTGTTTCAAACACTACTACATCGTTCAATCTAATGCAAGGAACTACAGGCATCTCCAATTCCCAAGTTCTATTTTGCATTTTCCATTCTTGGAAACGACGAATACCTATTTTGAATAGAGACTCTTTGCAGGGCACATAAGGATTGTCTATCTGTTCCCAAGATAAACCGTAGAGAGCGGCTAGACCAGAGTCGTAAACAAATGTCTCTATAGGGCCCTCTGTGGCCTCATCAGAGTAGTGGACAGGGGATTCCGATAATCCGGGGAATGAATAATTGTAGGCAGGGATAAATGCACTAATAAAGTTGTTGACAGCTGGATTCCCTACGTTTATTCTCTCATTCTGGTTGTAGCTGGACTTGGAATCAAACTCGTATCTGGGGCGGCTGTTTCCAAACACAACTAAGTTGAAATTCGTGATTCCTTGACCCAGCCAAAAATTATTACCTGAGTCCTCACCTTCTACATTGAACTCCAGTTCACCATCTCTGGCGGATATCAGTCTCTCAAGGGAGGTGCCGTTTATCAGGTAAGAGGCATTCTTAAGGTCTTCTGAGTTACCTTTTAAATTGCCCAGCTGTATTCTCTTACCGGCCTGAGACACACCAGTCTTAACACAGACACCAAGAGGTCCACCCGTAGATTGGTATCCTCCGCTACCGTCTGATATGCGGCTGTCTGTGAATATTCCATTACCACAATCGTAGACTGACTTAACAGCTCCTGAGACTTTTATGAAAGATGGCGGGGGGTCATTTCGGTTTATTTTCCTAGCACTCGTTATAAGCTGCTGAGGAATGTAGAAATCCACTATAGAGTTGTGATCTTTCCATGGCTCGGCTGTGAGTATGCCGCCAACCTGTACAAACAAATGAGAGTAACCCGTTTGGGCTATTTTTTGCAACTCTTGGAAAGCGCTGTTCCCTTCAATCGGCCCCTCAATTTTGTTTTCAAGAGCGTTGAAATCTGTTAGTGCCGCAGGAACTCCCAAGTATGTTCCAGCTACGTCGGACAAAACAGTATTGGAACCAGAGCCTGAGTACTTCTCAGTATTGACTGCTTTCTTATTGAGACGATCAAAGAAAGAGGTAATCGTCAGGGTGGCTGTGCCGCTATCTATATTTTCAACCTCATTAACATCACTGATTAAACCATAAACCATGGAATCAGTGAACGTAGACGAGAAGCAGTCCAAATAGGTTTGAGGTACGGCTTCGCACGAATCACAGCGAGACAGCTCCATGTCCATACCAAGGTTAATTGGCCTCCGTGCCAAATCACCTGTGTACTGATTAGCGTTATTCACAACGGTAGCGCTGGCTTGGAAATCTCCAAACAAACTGAAAGTAGCTTCCCAAGATACTAAATAACTTAGGAAGTTCTCTAGCGTTGGTTCTGGATTAGCGCTCAACCCTTTAACCCCTTAGGTACAGATTTACCATCACCCGTGTCCCATATTTGGAAATTGAAACCGGGAAACTTCTTGTTCGCCAGTATCTCTAAATCTTTGCGTCTGGCTATCTTTAGGTATTTTTCGAATTGTCCATCAATTAGTTTAGGTTGGCCCCACTTGTATCGCCGAACGTCTTTGATGAACACCCAACTGTAGTGATTCAACTTGTCCATGATCTCGTATCGATCATCCGGCTCCCTCCAAGCCAACAAGTCATCTAAGCATCCCTCAAGAACAGCAATGTCACATGAAGTTTCTCCCAGCAGCAACGTGTCGTTGCAATCCATGGATCGAGCATCAAGGACATCTTTAAGAAAATGATCTGGGGGGAGTATGTTATGCACACTGTTGCCAAAAAGTGGTAACACTTTGGACAACACTCGCATATCATCATAGTCTTGGATAGCGGTCTTGAAACCTCTGGTATTCGTCTCTTGTTTGTGGGGGCGGCTGAGTAAGTCCTCCCACTGGTTTGCTATTTCTTCTACCGTGAATTTTTTCAGGTGGTCTCTTTTTTGCATGGGGGCGAGATTCGCAAAAGAGTTAGCTATTTTAGCGGCCATCGCATTGCTGTCGGGCTGAGCCCAGATAGTGCCTAACTGAAATTGAAAACCATTGCTAGGTACTAAGTTTTCCTCAGGCAACAGCTCTGGCATTGTAGTGTGGCTGTTAACTATTTGATGGATTCCTGCCATCTCTGCCTCAACTACAGTGCAGCCAAACCCCTCACCAGACGAAGTATCTATCCGCATATCACAGATATTGTACAACTCATTTAATTCTTCAGTAGTGAATCCGTTGGACCAATCAAAATCAGTGTAGATGATCTGGCCGTTTAATCCGTAGTATTTTTCCATCTCCGGTAAATTGAATCCGCCCCTTGGATTGTCTCTCGCGGTGTGACAAATCATCTGACAGGTTAGGCCGTGGACTTCCTTTAAAATTTTAAGGATACTGAAACAAGCATCCCATCGCTTATGCCAGTAATTGCGATTCACGTTAATCAGCAAGGGGGCGTCCACTAGTACAGGTTGTTTTAATCGTCGGGCCCAAGCATTTCTCAAATCTCTTACTTGATCATTGGAAAGGTGCAGGGGCTTGAACACGCTCGAATCGGCACAGTGGTAAATAACATTGTCTGATCTTACAGCGGGGGACCAAAGGCCTTTTGCATAGTTGCTCAGGTGAACCACATTATCTCCGGGCACGCCTTGGAAAATTCCCGCAGTGTCCGGCGCTGGGATGTTTCCCTCGTAGGGAAACCAAAAGTACATGTTAGTGTTTGCAGGGGATAACCTTAGCTTCATCAATTCAGCCAACATCTGGGCAGACTCTAGACAAATCACTGCATCTGGAGCTATTTCCTCAAGCTTTTGATCCATCCAATTATGATCAAACCTAGTAAAATGATGCTCCACAAATTCACCCTTCCGTCCACACGGATGGCAAATAAATTCAATATCGTGCCCACGTCTCTTAAGCTCGGTGGCCAATAGTTTTGACTGGCTACCAAACCCAGTGAAAGCCTCAGGTGAATTTGAAATAAATACAAGTTTCATTAGTCGTAAAGTTCCTTCAAAGATTCCTCGTATTCCTCGTAGCTGACTATCCCTGTATCTAGCTGGGCGTCCAGTATTTCTTTTTCTTCCCAGTAACCCTCAGGGCATTCCGTATTCACTAGTCTAACTTTGTCAAGTAACCGACAACCACAAACTGAGCAGGAATCGGTATCCCTCAGGGGGCACATTAAACAGGTGTTTAAGTTGTTTACTTGTTCTTCGAAGGGTCTGGTCAGGCCTCTTGCCCGATAGTAAGAGTCTTTTACATAAGCCCAAGTGGCTCGAAAGGGGGCGGTCAAAATTCCGATCATAGGTCCATCCTCATCGCTACATCTTTTATTCCAAAACCGAGTGACTCATAAAAAGGCACTAGCTCTTGGCGACAATTTAAAATTATTTTGTAGGCTTTTTTTATAGCTGCGTAAGCTACACAGGCTTTAACCAACTCTTTTCCAAAACCCATTCCTCGATACTCGGGATCGTGACTGGGAAAC